GGAACCAAGACCTTTGAGAAGCGCGATGTCTCCCGCGCAACCGGTCTTGGAAACCCAGTCGACATCTTCAACCGAGTCAACATTGTCGCTGGGCAGATCAACCCATTCCTTGATGCCAACGCTGTCACTGTTTACAATGTCAGCACCGGCAACAACCTTCAGTTCCCACGAGTCACGGCTATTGGAACCGCTGGTTCATTCGCAGAAACAGCACAGATCTCCGAGTCAGACGGAACGCTGTCCGCGCTCTCACTGACCCCAGTGAAGTACGGCATCATCCTTCAGGTAACCAATGAGTTGGTGAACGACGCGGCGTTCGATCTTTCAGCGATGATCGCTGACAAGATGGGCGCAGAAGTTGCAGTCAAGCACGGCGCCGTTGCAGGCACCGCTGTTGCGGCTTCGGCTGGTTCGTACGCGGTTGGCTCGTCGGCATCGACGGTCACCTACGCCGAACTGGTTGGGCTTCAGTATTCAGTGAAGCAGCAATACCGCAACGCGGCAAAGGCTGCCTTCCTGACGACCGACTCCAACATCGGAACGATTCTTGGGATCACTTCCTCAAGCGTGCCGATCTTCCAGCCAGGTGGTCAGGGTGGCGTTGATCGTCTCCTCGGCAAGCCTGTCTACACGACCGGTGGAATCGCAAACTTCGCTGCGAACGCACGCGGCATCCTCTTCGGCGACCTCGGTCAGATCGTGACCGTGCTTGTCGGCGGGGTAACTGTATCGACAAGTACGGAGTTTGCTTGGGATACAGATTTGGTTTCTTATAAGTGCGTCGTTCGTGGCGCGACTGATCTCGTCCAGGCGGATGCGGTCAAGTTCCTCAAGAACGCCGCTTCCTAAGTCTTAGGTCGTAGCACTTGAACAGCAGGGGGTCGGGCTTCGGCTCGGCCCCCTGTTTAGTTAGGAGGGGTATGAATCTGCTCAAGGTCTTGAAGCAACTGGCACGCCGCAGGGGTGCGGCTAGAATCAACGCAGAGGCACCAACGCGGCTCCCAGAGCGCGCTATGCTGATCAGATGGGGTGAGACAGCCACCCTGAAGAGAGAGCCTGTGGATCGCAGGGAAAGGTCGGACGAATGAGCTACGCCACACTCGCGCAGTTGAAGTCCAGCATCGGCATCACCGACTCCGTTGATGACACGGCGTTGCAGTCTGTCCTTGATGCGACCGACGCGCTGATCGACCTCTACTGCGACCGCAAGACTGGCTTCGGCACCGCGACCGAGACGCGCTACTACACGGCTGAGGAATACGAATATGTCCTGACCGATGACCTTGTGAGCATCACCACCCTCAAGACCGATGACCTCGGAGTCGGCTCGTATGACACCACCTGGACGACGCTGACGGACTACAACCTTGCACCAGGCAACGCCGCACTTGATGGCTTCCCCTACACCCAAGTCGATGTGAGCGTCACCTATCCAAAGAACTTCCCAAAGAATGTGTATCGGGGCGTGCAGATTGTGGGAGTCTTCGGCTTCCCTGCCGTGCCAAGCGCAGTGATCCAAAGCGCACTGATTCAAGCCAGCGCAGTCTGGTCATCAAGGACCTCGCCGTTCGGCGTGATCGGTTCTGCTGACCTCGGTGGCATCCTACGCCAGACACGCGCACTGCATCCAGAGGCGCAAGTGTTGCTTGAGGCATACCGCAAGCGATCTGGTCTGGTGCGCTAATGCCAAACCTGAATACCTACAACCTTGAGATCAAGCAGGGCGCAACGCTGGCGCTGGTCGCAACTTGGACGGACTCTGGTGGCACAGCAATTGACCTGACTGGGTACACGGCTCGCCTCAATGTGCGCGAGACCTACGCATCAACCAGCTCCGTCTTGACGCTGACCACGGCGAACGCTGGCATCGTCCTCGGCGGCGCTGCTGGAACCATCACGCTTGCCGCAAGCGCAACCGTCACGGCCGCGTTGACAGCGCCGTTCAGCGGCGTCTACGACCTTGAACTTGTGAGCGGCGGCGGAGTCGTCACGAGACTATTGGAGGGTTTGGCAACTATCTCGCCTGAGGTGACTCGGTGAGTGTCAGCGTCTCTGTCACGAAGCAGACCGTCACGATCGACGACGGCAGGGATATCGTCACCGTCAGCCCAGTCACGCAGACTGTCTCCGTTGCATCGACTGGTCCTCAAGGCGCAACGGTGGTAAGCGTTGCCGTAGGCACCACAACGACAGGCGCACCTGGCGGGACTGCATCGGTCACCAACTCTGGCTCCTCAACCGCTGGCACTTTCAACTTCACAATTCCGCAAGGGCCGCAAGGATCAACAGGTGCGGCTGGTGCCGCAGGTGCAACAGGCGCCACCGGCGCAACTGGAGCGAAGGGTGACACTGGCAACACTGGAGCGACAGGGACGGCCGCGACGATTGCCGTCGGTACGACCACAACGCTCGCCGCAGGCTCGGCAGCCACCGTCATCAATGTCGGCAGTTCTGCCGCTGGCACATTCAACTTTGGCATCCCTCAAGGCGTTGCTGGTTCGGCTGGTGCCGCAGGTGCGACAGGCGCCACCGGAGCAACTGGCGCCACAGGAGCAACTGGAGCGGCAGCCACGATCTCGGTTGGCACAACCACGACGCTCGCCGCAGGATCAGCGGCCACCGTCGCCAATGTCGGCAGTTCTGCCGCAGGCACATTCAACTTCGGCATTCCTCAAGGCGTTGCTGGTTCGGCTGGCGCTGCTGGTGCAGCTGCAACCATCTCCGTCGGCACGACGACCACTTTGCCTGCTGGCTCTTCCGCAACAGTCAGCAACACAGGCTCATCCTCCGCAGCCGTCTTTGACTTCGGAGTTCCTCAAGGTGCGGCTGGCTCTGCTGGAGCCACCGGCGCAACTGGGGCCACTGGCGCAACAGGGGCAGCAGGCTCATCAGGGGTAGTCACGGTCAATGCCCCACTCACCAACTCAGGCACAAGCGGCAGCGCAAACATCAGCGTGAGCGCAGCAGGTACTGCATCGGCTGGCGTGGTGCAGCTCAGTGACTCAACCTCTACCACCAGCAGTGTCCTTGCTGCCACCCCTACGGCAGTGAAGTCAGCCTATGACCGAGGCTCAACAGGGGTCACCAATGCCGCTACAGCACAGGCTACGGCTGATGCGGCAGTGGCTGGTACGGCGTATGGAACGAGTCAGTTTGGAAGTTCTGGAGTTATTGGAAGTCATCCTCTTTTTGTCCTGACAGCAAACTCCAACGTAGCAAGTGGATCAATCACTCATAGTAGACTAATACCATATAAAAACTTCACCGTAAGTAATATTTCGTTTACTTCTGGAACAATCGCAAATACTGCTGCAACGCTTGTAAGGTTTGGAATCTATACAAGAAGCGGCACTACATTTACCCTTGTAGCAAGAACGGCAAGTGATACAAGTATCTTTAGCGCTACTGGTACAAAGTATACCCGAGCACTTGACACAACTGGTGGATACCCAGCGACATATACACTAACGGCTGGGACAGAGTATTGGATTTCATTTATTGTTGTTGCAACAACAGTAGCAAATATCTTAGGTGCTACATTGAGAACAAGCACCGCAGCAAATGCAGCAACGGGCGGACAGCACTATAGCCAGGCTTCACAATCAGACTTGGTGGCTAGTTCTACTGCTGGAATCGCTGGAACTGGCGGTGGATTCTATGCGGAGGTCTCATAATGGCAGTCATCACTGAACCAGCCTACCTAGACCCAGAGACTGGGATGCTTGTGGAGATCGTGCGAGACGCTGAGACAGGGAAGGTTGTCGGCAAGAACGAACGATATCCTGAGCCAGAGCCGGAGGCAGAGTGAACGACGCCACGATCCTCGCCGGACTCGCTGCACACCTGACGGCGGCAACCTCGCCAAGCGGCTACACGCTGCGACAAGTCCACACCTACCCGCCAGACAATCTCGCCGTGGTCCCAGCCATCGTGCTGATCCCTGGCGACGACTCGATCAGCTACGGCGCGAGCAATCGCCAGGTCGTGCTGACCATCAACGCCACGGTCTACATCCAGCCACAGGCTGACCTCGGCCGCAAGTACGCGGACCTGATGGCGTGGCGCACTTGGCTGCGAGACAGCCTCATTGACGCAGTGACGCTCAACGGAACCTCC